ATCCTGAATATCTTCGCGTTTCTCGCTTCCGCCATCGGCACCCGGAGGCAGGCCACCGCGCAGGGCTTGGGACAATTCAGGGTTGCCGCTTTTGACAAAGCCCAGCCATTTTGCGGCCATCTTGGCAGAATCAATTTCCGCTCCGGTGTAGTCGCCCATGTCGCGGGCCAAAAGGACGGCTGGAGCAAAAGGCGTTACGCCGCGCAACTGACCGGGCCGCAGGGTCTGGAAACCATGAATGACATTGGCCGCAGGCTCGCGCCACGTGCGCAGCGCGTGTTCCCACGCAAAAACAGTCTGAAAATGGTAGGCCACCGGCTCGCCGGTAAAAACGTCGTACTCAATGCCCTGGGCAATATCCGTGTCTTTTTCCTGCCCGTCAGTGCGCCACGCGGAGAGATTTTCCGGCTCATAAAGCTGCACGGCCAGAGGGTGGCGGGAGCGGTCGCGCGGCGTAGCGAAGCGGGCCACAAATTCGCCGCACTCGCATTCCTGCCGTTTGGCCAGCGATTGCAGTTCGTAAAAATGGAGTTTTCCCGCCACGTCGGCCTTTTCCATCCAGATGCGGAAGCGTTCTTCAATCTTGCGGCGCACGGCCATATCTGGGGTGCCGTCGGGCAGTGTGGCCAGACTTTGAAAACGGGATCCGCGCCCGATGGTGAAAGCGACAATGCCGTTAACGGCGCGGGCGAATGGGGGAAAATTGCGGATCAGGTCACGCACGCGGGCACGCATGCGCGGGTTTGCCGTGGATATGAGCTGATTAAAATCAGTCTGCATTGGCGACCAGTTGCCGATTGTGCGCGGGGAGGCTGCGGCATCGTACCCGCTGCGGATGGCGCGCGAAAATTCAGACGTGAACGCCGCAGCTTGCGGGGGCAGCACGGCGCGCAGGGTGCGCGCACGACGAACAGGGCGGCGGATCATGAGCGGCCCCCACGGCCACCGTTGCGCAAGTAAACTCTGGCACGGTACGGCGGCTTGCGGTCTTCAAGATCGGCCTGTTCCTTGACGAATTTAAGATGTTCGCGGAACTCGGAAAGATTACGATAGGTAAAAGTGCGGTTGGCAATGGTGTAGGAGCTAAGACGCATGAATGCGCCCGACTGCATGTCGGCAACCATTTTGTTGTAAAGCTCACGCCACTGACCAGCCATTTTAAAACCCCATGCAAAAATGTGGTTACGTTTTGCATGGGGTAGCTCAAAAAAAATTGGTACGGCAACGCTTGAACGTTTTTGAACGTTTTTGAACGTTTGGAAAAATGGGCTTAACTGTTGTTTATTTTTGATGCGCGCCAGCGGTCTATTGATTCAATATCGCTGCTCCATTTTCCGCCAACTTTTCCGGCAGGGAAGTTGGATTCCTTGACTAGCTTCCGAATGGTGTTCTTGCTCAATTTTGCATAGTCTGCAATTTCATCAAGGCCATATATGGGCGTTTTTGTGCGCAAAACCCGCATTGCACTATGACCTGATACATCACCATCAGTTGTACAATATGCCATTTTTATTCCCCCTGCGTTTGCCATGCGGCTTTGCTTTTATCGTGCACGCGCACATCCGCCACCGGCACAAAAACACGCTTGCCCTTGAGGCTCACATTCACGACCCATTGACCAGTAACATCCTGAATTGGCTCTGTATTTGTCCACGTGCCGATATACTGCGGTAGGCCATTTTTCCAAACGACCACCGATACACGGCTCGGGCAGGGGATAACGGGCACTGGCTGCGGCTCCACGCCACGATCGGAGAGCAGGGAGGCCACCAACGCGCCCAGGGCCTCGACATCAAAATAGCGGCGTTCACCCTCTGCCGTATCCAGCCAACGGCGGTTGACACGGACCCGAAAGGATCCGTCCGGCCCGCCGTGGTTTTCGGCGCGCGAAAGCTCGCAGCGGGTACTTTTCGTGTCATATCTGACACAAATTTGCGCGCAAATTTTGCGTTTTTCTTCGTAGTCAGGTTTTGACATTTTACCACCTGCTTTCCTTTTCCTGTTTGCGGCGCTTGGCCTGCGGGCGTGGACGCTGTTGCACCGGCGCGTGCTCTGCCTGCAACTGCCTGCGGAGCTGCAAAACGTAGAGCGGCAAGCTGGGCGTCCAGCTTGCATCGGCGCAGGCGGCTGAAAGCATGAGGCAGTCGAGCAGGTGGTTTGTTTTGCTCACACACTCCCACACCAAGGCAGACCCCTTGCGCACCTGACGTTCTGCCGTGAGGTGGCTGACCAGTATATCATCAGCCCCGGCGTGGAAGCGTAGAGGCTGGGTACTGTCCTCATTCAGCATGCGGCCAATATCTGTATTTTTTATGGCGTTGGTGTCGATCAGGTTCAGTCGCAGGCCGCCCGGTATGGGCTTGCCATTGTGGGGCATGCGTTCGCGCATAACCCAGCGCACCGGCGTGGCCTGCGCACGGCTTGCGCCTTTGCAGGCATGGACAACGCCACGGCCATTTTCTCGCACCCACATATAAACTTCCTCCGTGCGCGTGTAGATGCCTTCTGTTTCCGTGCCGCCAGAGTCCATACCTGCGCGCCAGATGGGCATTACTTCGCCGGTCAAACACTCCGGAGGCGTTGCGCCCATGTCTGGCGACCAGCCGGGCACACCCTCGGGGCCGAGCACCGGATAGTACGTATCAAAGCAGAGCCTTTCGACATCTTCCCACGTATCAATATAGCCGTAGTCGACAACGTAGCTCGCGAGAGTAGGCATCCACGCGCGGACCAAATACCAGAAGCCGCGCTTCTGCACGTCTATGCCACAAGTCAGGGCTACAGCCCCATGAGGGACCGTGCGCGTGGGCAGGGACATATCGCGCAACTTGAGGAGCTGTTCCTTGTCCGTCTCCATGACTACCGGAGTAAATGGACGGCCAAGATCATCATTGTAATACTGCTGCTTGACCTTGGGATCGTCGGAGAGTTTGGCCAGCATGCCGCGCGCGGCGAGGTCTGACAGGCTGACAAAGCGCGAAAGAATGGCGGGCATGTGGTAGCCGACGCTGACGGCATCATCAATGGCGGGCGCTGGCTCAAAATGCTTGCCGGTCCAAACATAGGGACGCCAGCGACCGTTGCGCACGGCTATGTCGCGGGTGTGATCGCTCCACCCGAACTTGCACTCCGGGCAGCGGTAGCGGGCCAGCTTGCGCGAGCGGATCAGGCGCGGATCCGTTTCGCCGTCCGGAACTATGATGTGCTCCACATCAGGCAGGTGGTACTTTTGGCAGGCCGGGCACTTGACCTCATAGCAATAGAGCTGGTCCACGTCTCGCGTGATGCCCTGCCAGATGCTACTGTCGTCTTCGCTGCCCTTGACCTGACAGGCGCGCATGATTTTGGCGAACTCGCCATAACTGCGGGTACGCCCCCGGAAATCCTCCACCGCTGCCGCCGAGCCAGAATTTTTGTAAAGATCCTCTTCGTCCAGAAAAAGATCCTGCACGGTGATACTGGCGCGCTGGCTTGGGCTTTCTGCCGAGGCCAGTTCAAGGCTGGTCCCGTCTTTGAGCGAGACTGTGGTGCGCCGGTATTTCTGGATTAGCCGCCGCAAGCGCGGGCTGCCTTTGAGCAAGGGCAGCAGCTTTTTATCGCGCACCCGCTCCATGCTGTCTTTGGTGGGCATGGCCAGCATCTTAACGCCGGGCCGGTATTCCATGGACCAGCCGAGGGCGGCATAGAGCAACAGGGTTTTGCCGACCTGCAAGGATCCGCAGACAACGACCTCATGTACGCCGGGGCTGGAAAAGGCATCCATCGGCCCAGCCAGATACGGGGCAACATCCAGCCGCAACGGGCTGCCTTTGTAAAGCCCATCCTGTACGATCAGGTGTTTGCTGGCCCATTCCGAGCACGGAACAGGTGTGCGGTAGGCGAAGACGCGGCGCTCACCCTCGCAAAAAGTTATGCTCTGGCGGGCCATCAGTCGGCCTCCGGTTCATCGGCCTGCGCTGCGCCTGCGGGCTGGTCTGCGCTGTCGGCTTCCGCATCGTCGGGTTCTGCGTCGTCGTCGGCCACAAGAAACTCGCGTTCCTGTGCCCATGCGTCCATCCATATGCCTGTTTTTTCTTCCCACCAGCGGACGAAATCACGGAGCTTTGATTCGTTGCCGCCGACAAAGATAATCAGCTCCGGCCCGTACAGGTGGACAAAGTTGCGAACTTCATTTTTGAAAAACAGTGACCGCGCGGACAGGTCGCGCTCATGATCCGCCTTGGGCATGAGCATGCCCAGTTCTTTTTCCAATTTCAGCTTGGTGCGCTGGGCCTGATAGTGTTTCAGCTCCGCATCGTTGCTCTGGCGGCTGGCATGGGCCTCGGCGAGAGCCTTATTTTCTATTTTGGCCAGGGGCGTAAGCTTTGCCGCCGCGTAAGCCATCAGCACCGAAGCCTCATACATTCCGGCAGCGTTGCGCGGGAGAAGCCCGGCGCGTACCGCATTGGAGACGGTGCTTTTTTCAACCTTGAACCCCTGTTCTTTCAGGTATTCCAAGGCTTCACGCTGCGTTTTGAATGACAGCGCCGACAGTGCAGGTGCA